CGGAGGGTCAGGGAGCTACCTTCCTGCAGACGGAAACTATGGTTATTCGGGTGCGCTATCTGTCTCGCGGATATATCCGTGAGATTGAGATTGACCTCGGTCGCAGCCAGCCCAGCGCCTAAGGAGGGAAATGAGTATGATAGTAAACGGTAAAGCGTACAGCTGGGGCAGCGTGGATTTCAAGATTCCCGGTCTTGCCCTGAACATACAGGAAATCACCTATGACGATGAGCAAGACCGTGAGGAAGTCTATGGCCTTGGCAATAAGCCTCGTGGTCATGGTGACGGAAATTATAAGGCTTCCGGCAAAATCACAGTGCTGCGTGATGACTACAATGACCTGCTGGATATGTGCAGGGCCAAGGGGATTTCCTTTTATGACCTCAAATTTCCTGTCATTGTGGTCAGTTATGCGAATGATGGCCAGCGCACTCGCATCGACGAATTGCGGGTAGTCATTCCCACGAAGCGCAGTCACAAAGCCGCACAGGGCGACAAAAGCCTTGCGGTTGACATTGACCTCCTGATAATTGGTGGCATCGTGGAAGACGGTGTAGAAGCAATTTAAGGTCAAAATAATTGATAAATGGAGGCGAACATTATGATGCAAAATTACAACAACCATGATGCTGGAGCAAACATCACACAGCCTGAGACGGAAAGCGCACCTGCACCTGAAAAGGATGCCTTGCAGGTGTTGAAGGAAAAATATGGGCGGGTATATCGAATCGGCGTGAAGGTCGCCGAGGATGATGACACCTATAAAGAGCTAACCTACACCTTCCGTCGCCCCACAACGCCAAGCTACGACCGATACCTGAAGAACAGCAGCAAGGTCGGCATGTCGCAGGCCAGCAAGGATTTTGCCCTTGACTGTGTTACAGATGAGGACAGGGCTGCATTTGCCGCCGACGTTGAGGAGTTCCCCGGCATCGCCCTCTCCATCAGCAACAAACTCACGGATATGCTGGGGCTCAACGACAGCGTAAATTTGCGCAAACTCTAAGTGAGAAGGCCGCAGAGGTTAAGAGTAACGTATTTCAGTATGGTGTACTTGAAATCATGCGCTACCTGCCTCTGCCTCTCTTAGAGAACGTGGACCTAGAACGCCTTGATGTGTCGGAATTTCTTGATTATGTGGCACAGGCTAGGGTTGTGCAGGAGATAGAAGAAAACATCCTTCTGCGTGCCATCGTCAAAGCATTTTCCACAGAATAACAGGCAGAAAAGAGGTGCATGATGAGCCTAGAATCAATATTCCGTTTGTCGGTTGTAATGAGCATGATTGACCATTTGAGCAAACCTATGGCTCATGTAGCCTCCGGTACGGATGAGAGCATCAAGAAGATTGACCAAATGAACGCCAAAATGGGGGAGCTGGCACAAACCGGTGCCGCCATGATGGAGGTAGGCAACCAAATAGTCGGCGCAGTTCTTGCACCGGTGGAAGCCACCTTCGCCACACGCCGGGCACTTGGAGAGCTCACCGCCATGGGCGTCGAAGACCTGTCTGCGCTTGAGCGTGCATCTACGGACTTCTCCAATACATGGGCCGGAACGACCAAGTCGGATTTCTTGACTGCTGCCATTGACATCAAGGGCGGTATTGACTCGCTGACTGAAGAGGGAATTGCAAAATTTACCGAGCTCTCCGGCGTCACAGCAAAGGCCACCGGCTCAAGCGTTGCTGAAATGACCAGCCTTTTTGCCACCGGCTATGGTATCTATAAGGATTACTATGATGACCTTTCGGATGGAGAATTTGCAGAAATTTTCTCCGCAGGTATTGCACAGGCGATTTTGACATTTAAGGCGTCCGGCTCATCCATGGCGCAGTCCATCACCTCCCTCGGCGCAGCCGCTACTACGGCAAATGTGCCGCTGGAGGAACAGCTGACCGTCCTCGGCATGCTACAGGCAACAATGTCCGGCTCGGAAGCGGGCACGAAGTACAGGGCATTCCTCCGCACAGCGGTGAAGGCGGGGCAACAGTTGGGCTTGTCATTTGTTGACGCCAACAATCAGATGCTCTCTATGCCAGAAATCTTGGACATTTTGAAATCTAAATATGGCGAAACACTGGATGCTGTTGAAAAACGGCAGATTCAAAGAGCATTTGGCAGTGACGAAGCCGTCGCCCTCCTTGACCTGATGTACTCTAAGACGGATGACCTGCAGGAGAATATTCTCACGCTTTATGGCTCCATGGGTGCAGGCGCTGCCGTTACCCAGCAGATGGCCGATGCCATCAACCAAACTGAACCGGAACGCTATCAAGTTCTGCAGCAGCAAATCCACAACGTCAAGGAAAGCATAGGGACCAGCTTGCTCCCTACAGTGAACAATATGCTCACAAGAGGGAGCGCCGTTCTCATGAGTGTCGGGCAGTGGATTGAACATAATCAGGCACTGGTCGCAGTGATTATGCAAGTGGTTCTCGGGCTTGGGATTTTTCTTTCAGTCGGCGGTACCCTAATTGCTGTAATCAGTGGTGCAATTATCATCTTTGGACGCATTAAGGCGGGACTGATTATCATAAAGGGGGCCTTGCTACTGGCGAAAGGGGCGCTCGTTTCCTTAGTCGGTTCTGTCTGGAGCTTCACTGCTGCACTGCTGGCGAATCCCATCACTTGGGTTGTCATCGGCATTGTTGCACTGATTGCCGCAATTGCGCTGCTCTACAATAAGTGTGAATGGTTCAGGGATGGCGTCAACGCTTTCTTCGGCGGAATAAGGGACACTCTGGGCGGTGCCCTTGAGATGGCAAGAACCACACTGGGTAATATGCAGGCGGCCTATGAGGCGCATGGCGGCGGAATCAAAGGTGCAGCTGCGGCGGCCATGGTCGGCGTGCAGGCAGCCTTCAGTGCAGGCTTCAACCTTCTGGACAGTCTAACTGGTGGCTGGTTGAGCATGTTCTTTGAATCAGGCAAGAAGATTATGACCACATTCGGTGAAGGTATCAAGAGCGGTCTCATGGCTCCTGTTAATGCTGTTCGGGCCGGTCTGCAAAAAATCCGCAATATGCTGCCGTTTTCGGACGCAAAGGAAGGACCTCTCTCCACGCTAACGCTATCCGGTCAACGCACGATGACCACCTATGCAGATGGACTCTCGCAAGCGGCGAATGTCCCGGCTGAGGTTGTGCGTCAGAGCTTGGAGCAATCTGGGGCGACACTTGGGCGGGAACCTGAGCAACGCAGAGCCAGACAAGATACCTCGGGACCAACCTTTGGAAGTGACCCTGCGGCAGACTCTGAGGGGAGCGTCATTGTTGAGAAGCTATTTCTCAACGTGGACTTTTCAAAGATAAAGGAACTCCCGCAGCTACTGAAGCTCATCAGGGAAATAGAGAGTTTTTCCAATGCCAATGGCGGTGCGATTGAAATAGTATGACCAAGAGGAGGACAACCTCATGATTTATGTAGAAGATAATGCTATTAAAATGAATGGGGTTGTTCTCCCCGGTCTTATTAAAAGCATTGATGTGCAGGAAACTGCGAAGATTGATGAGCAGGGAGTCGAGGGCAGCACGACCAAGCCAAAGCAGGCAGTCGGGTATGAAGACGCAAAGGTCTATATTGAACTCATCATTGATGATACGGAAGAACAAACAAAGTTTGACCGGCTCGCTGTGCTGCGGTCGCTGTTCCGAGTCGCTGGACAGTCGGTGCCACAGCCTTTGCCGATTGTCAGCTCCAGCACAGCGGCGCACGGTGTGGAGCAGGTGGTTTTCAAGAGCCTGCGCCATAAGGGCGAAAACAAAAGAGGGCAACTGCTTGTGACACTTGAGCTGTGGGAATATAACCCGCAGGTCATCACGGCAAAAAAGGCAGGTAGCGGCTCTGGGAGTTCCGGAGCCGGTGGGGCACCAAGAAACAATAACCTATTGGGCGATTATAAAAGTTATTTGGAGAAAGACCGGGGGAAATCGCCTGCCACTGATGATGCAGAAAACAACAAAGCCCTCCATAGAATACGGACATCTCCGCTGGTAAATGCAAACGTAAGAACTGGAGGCGGAGGCCGATGACATTGGAATTGTTTCAGCCGCAGACGGCGGTGCAACTCGGTACTTATTCATTTGCGCAGGGCATTGCATTGGAGGTTTTTTCCTCTAAGAATTCCTACTTTGATTGGGCAAAGATACGATTCACTGAGCAATTTCAGCCGAAGGTTGACATTGCGGTGAAAGCACCAGCACTGGTTGAACTGGGGTATGCCGACACACTGGAAACCATATTCTCTGGCTACGTGGCTACACCATACAATGGTGGCGGCAGCATGAACGAAGTTATCTTGAAGGATGATATGCTCTTGCTGGAGGAAACCATTATCAACAACACCTTCCTCAACACCACACCCCAAGAAATGATTTCGTATTTCCTTGGGCAAGCCGGAGCTTCAAAAATGGTCCTTTCCTCACAAGCCTACCCGGAGCGCAGGCAATTGCCTATTCGCCGGATGTCGGTCATTCAGGCGATTGAGACAGTACACGCAGCGTGGTCTATTCAACAGCCGTTTTTCTTTTCGGAAGGAGTTTTCTACTGGGGAGAGCTGCCGAAGCAAGAAAAGATATACACCTTCGAGTATGGCGTTAATATCCTCTCCCTCTCACGGGAAAATGGCGAGTGGACCATCGAAACCATAGCGGCACCGTTTGTCAAACACTCGCACAAAATTCAGGTAGTGCATCCCACATTAAGCGGTGATTTTGAGGTGTCAAAGGTTCACTTTCAGACAAATGATTCAGGCTTCATTCGCACCTATATTTCATTCTAAGACAAGGAGGCATTGCCGCTATGATGGAAGAAATGATTCGCACTGTTTTGGACAAAACAATTGCGAAAAAATATCCTCATCTGAAGCTCCCAGCAGTTGTTTTTGCGACTATTACTGTTAAAAGACCAGCGGGGGAGTGGTATGAATATGCACTTTCCATTTTAGACCGTTTTGGCAATGCCGATGCTGACTTTCCGGCTTTTCCGGGTGTTTACTCAAAAGCCAGTTATGAAACGGGCAGCATCGTTGCTGTGGCCTTTGCTTATGGCGATATGTCGCCGGTTATCCTCGGGGAGGTACAGCCATGACAGGACTCTATGATGTGGATATTCGTTTGACAGATGCGTGGGAGCTGACGCAGGCGACAAACGGCGATGCGCCGCTGTGCAGTGGTCTTGATTGTCTATATCAGAATATCGCTATTGAAGCTGTGACACAGAAGGGCGACCTTTTCTATGAGCCTACTTTCGGTTGGAGTTTATATGACTTCATTCAGGCCGAGGATGATGAGCTCACCCGCATGGAACTGCGGCAGCGGGTGCGCATCAGCCTACAAGGTAGAACGGTCATCCAATCAGACAGCATACAAATTAAGCTGGAACGGATAGGCGATACCTTTCGGATTTCCTGTTCATTCCAATTTCACAGCGAGGAGCAGAACCGTCAGCTTAATATTATTATTAGCACAGTCAGTGTAGAGGTGATTTGAAATGATTGACAACAAGATTTTGGATGAAGTCCTCCCGGTGCCTGCGCTGGAGGAACTGACGGAGCAGACCGTTACGGAGCTGGCTGAGGAAGGCTTTGTCATAACAAACTTCTTTCCTGGCGGCGTATTCAATATGTTGCTAATGATTGTGCTCCGCTTAAAAATCGAATTCACGCTTTTGCTTCGCACAATTTTGAACAATATGATGGTTCGCCACGCATCCGGAACCTGGCTTGATATTAACGCCGCAAACTATTCTCGTGTAAGAAAGCTTGCAGAGAAGGCGCAGGGGCTTGTTACTATCACCCGCACTAGTGCAACTGATCCGGTGAGAATCGCAAAAGGCCATGTATTCAAGACCATAAAGGACATCAATGGAGAGGAGCTCCGTTTCTTCGTTTTGGAAGACACCGTCCTTCAGCGTGGCGTTGAGAGCATTGATGTGGTTGTCGAAGCAGAACGTGAGGGTGCGAAGTACAACGTTCCGCAAGGACAAATTTCTCGCAGCTTGATTTATTTAGGAGAGGTATCCATCACAAATGGCGAACACTGGCTGACCCATGAAGGCAGTGACACAGAAGGCGAGGAAGCTTTCCGAGAGAGGATTCTGCGCTCCTGGGCCGACTTGGCGCAGCGTCCGATTGCGGATGCCTACCGCAATGCCG